CTTCTTCCGCATAGCAGCCAACTCTTTCTGTGTTTCATCAATATCTTTAGTCAAAGACTCAATATCGGTTTCTTTCACAGCAACCGCTTCAGCTAAAGCAGTTTTTTCTTCAGTGATTGCAGAAATCTGTGCATCTTTTTCGGCTAACGTCACCTCAAAAGCAGAAATCTTAGCATCAAATTCGGCCTGCTGTTCAGCAGCAACCTTTTCTTGTAATGCTTCATTAGCAGATTTTGCTTCTGCCAACTCAGCTCGCAGATCATCAATCTGCTTTTCATAACTATCAGACATTTCTCTCTCCTTAAAATAGGATTTAGATTCAGTTAATGTTATTTCTTTAGCGTAAGTAATATCTTCACCACCTAAAGATCCGGTCCTATCTAGTATAATACTATTAGGATTAGCAGGTTTGGAAACTAAGCCTTTACCAGAGAACGATAAGTTTCTTAATAATCTGCCAACTCTATAGTTGTCGTATTGACCATCACCACCATAAGCCCTTAAATGCTTCGTTAAAAAAGCAGAAGCCTCATCACGAGTGATAACTTCAGCACGACCATCTTCTCCGATCAGAGCATAGTCAAAATCGGGGAATAAACATTCCATCGAAACAAACCATTTACCTTCTTCAATTTCAGCTACAATCTTTTTCATACGATCTCGCTGAGAACTGTCACTCCACTCCGTATAAACAACCGCTGTCGTTAAAATATTGAATGTGTCAGACAATTCTTCATCAGACACAATCTCATTTCCCTCTTTATCAATTACTGCATTACCAGTAATATGACCTATGATATCTCGCTCATCATGCATAAAGTTAAAAGGCTTATCCTCTGGGGTATTCCTTGCATTCCACAATTCTTGTGGATGAAATACATCGTCATTCTTATTCCATCCAGTACTGACCAAGATAGATCTTAAGTAGTATAAATCAATTTGATCTTTATTTTCCGCAACAATCTTTTCGATTGCTGAAGATTTCATATTGACTTCTGGTGTAAAAGATTCAGCCACAATGTCCCACGCGAGCGTATTATTAGATAATACCTGGTCGCGTAAACCGTCATCTATTTCTGATTGATATATTTTCATATTAAACCCTCCAGTTCGTAATACACAAAAAATATTATATATCGTAATTTATTGGTTTAAAACGGCCATAGAAACAAACACGGTTGCGTTAATATACTTCAATTCTGATGAATTAGGAGTTCTATTATTAGATGTTTTAAAAGACTCAATCTCATCTTGAACCATATTAGTAAATGCTTGGGAAGGCTGGGAACCAGAATCAAGCAACTCTTTAACCATATCAGAGCTAATATCCATATATGGCTTCATACCAGTTAATATACATAGTTTTAAATAGTCTACTTGAGACATTTCTGCCTTGCTTAAGCTCCTCATATTCTTTTTATTGAAGTGGGATAGTGCAATAGGGGATAATATATCCGCTATTTGATCTTGAGCTTGCACGGCCCATAGAACAGAAGCAGTTGGTGAACCAGACTTAGGCAATACTCTTTTCTGTTTTCTTTTAGTAATATCTTTGGAAAAGGGGGGTCTGCCCTCTGGATTAATAGGTTCATCATTATCGTCTTGTTGTTCTGGTACATCTTCAGTTAGTTGTGGTTCTGGAGTTTCTTCATTTGAAACAGGTAAACCCATATCATCAAGATATTCATCAGCTAACATATCTTTAGTTAAAGCAATTTTAGCAATATCTTCTCTATGTTGTGGATTATGATAAGGACTAGCTTTATCTGGCAAGATATCATCCCTTCTATCTTTTTCTTCTCTTCTTACTCTAACCTTTTCAATGCCTGGTATTTCCCTAAATCTTTCTAATAGAGTTTCATGAGAGATAATATCACGATCCGCCAATTGAATAAGCAAATTCTTTTCAGCAGCTTCATCAGAAAGAACGATAGAATCGAAATGTATTTCAGCGGGATATCTAAAACCCATAGCTTTTCTAACTAATTCAACTTCATGTCTCCAGAACTGTTTCAAGACATCACGACCATATTCAAGTCTTTCAATCAATGTCTTTAATGAAACATAATTATTTGTATAGCCACCACTACTACTAGCACCAGTTAAAGTGGGAGGAATACCTAATCCAGCATAAATACTAGTCAAGACTGGTTGATATTTCTCAGCCCCCAAAAATTTATACACTTGAGATTGGCTTTCTGTGAAGTTTAACTCTGGACCCCATACTAAATCCATAGTACCACCACCAACATTACTTGCTAAAATATCTCTTAGCTTATTAATAGCGGCTTTAGTAGGAATAATCTTATGTTCCAGATCACCCACGGTCCATAATCGAACATTAGAAATAGCACCATCTAATGCAGCTAAGTCTGCGAGTTTCATCTTTTCAAGCATGATAATGTCATCCAAGATCGCATAAATCATTGGATTAGCCCATAACAACCAATCATCTTTTTTGTAATAGTAGAAGCCTACATCATCAGGACTCAGTGGAATCTTACGGTCTCCATCATGAAGTCTTTTCTGTAAATCATTGGGCAGTGTCTTAAAGATTGTTTGGTTCTTGGTTGAGCTTTTAACTAATGATTCATAGGTCATTTTAGACATATTCAAAACAAATTCGGGTTTGCCAACAACTTGTCCACCATAATCTTGAATATCAACCGCTAAAGGATTTAAGAAATCATAAGTCCAAGGTACTTCTCTTTTGTTAACCTTGATGTTTTTAATTACAATATCTTGTCCAGCAGTTCGTCGTAACTCTTTTTCTTTCTGAGGATTGAGTTTAGCATTTCTTCTCTTTACTACAACATTACCACAGCGATATAGATAGTTTAAAAATCTTTCAGATCTATCAGTACCATTAACTTGTAAAAACCACTTACGATAAAACTTCTCAACATTTTTATTTGGATGAACAATAGTCAAGCCTTGTGCAGCGAAGTCACTCATCAAATCAATAACATTTCTTACAATACCGACTTTATCATAAGCCTGCATACACATCTTCATAATGCGTTTTTGATAATTAGATACCGACTCACCGGGCCGGAAATTATCATAATCTTCTCGGAGAAATCCGGTTCTTACCGAACGATTAGGCTCAATGTCGATATAACTAGTTCGACGACCATAAGCAACAGCTTTTTGAACCCCATCATAAGCTTCTACATTATCCGCAGTGGCCGCATATGCTTGCTCTTTCTGCGAATCACTATCCCATGTTTTGTATAAAGAATCGGACATTTATATTGTTCTCCAGGTAATAGTATTGACAATAGTACTGTTAGTTACATTATACACAATCAATAAATATTTTGCATCTTTTCAGTGAACCAAGATGGACCATAAAACATCTTATCGTTATTTGGCTTTCTCTCACCTTCTGAAACAGCAAATCCACCAATAGCACCATACTCTATAATCTCTTTTTCAACCAACAAATCTCTAGCCGACATGTTCGCCATAATCAAAGATGAATAACGGTCTTTTCTCAGTCTGCTTTTCTTTCCTGCTGCAACTTTTACTTCTGGGGTATCCCATCTTTCACGACCAGTTGATGTCTGCGTCATAACAATCATAGACAATTCATCTTTTAGTTCTTCGATCTCCATAACACAATCTTCTAATGTGTCATACTTTCTACCAGCGGCTTTATCTTCTTCAATAGATAATCCAATACTCGCAGAATCAAAAAATGGTAAAAGTGTAACCTTGTCTTCAAAATCTTTTCTTAAACCATGATTAGCTTCCGCCAACCAGTCAGCCCTAGCGAACTGACAAAGCTTAAGTATATGTAATCCAGACTTATCATCAGTATCCTTCTCCTTGTCCTCTATAGTCGGCCATATAGCCACTTCTCCCTCTCCTATCTTGTCTTTATCGTGTAAAGCTTCCATGACCGCTATACCGCCTCCTTGAGCGTCTAAAGCGATCTCTGCACAAGGAAATACTTTCATTAGTTGTCTAATTTTTTTAGCACAATAAGAATAAAAGTCGTCCTCATCTACAAGTTTAGATTTTAGCTTATCTTTATGCTGTTGACGATTAGTAGTCCAGCAATGTACAATTCTTCTATGATCGCCATGTAATTCCAAAACAACAATACTAAAGTTATCTACTTCAGATGCTGGATCAACCCCAAAAACATATTTTTTATCGGGGGAGCCTTTAAGTTGTGCTTCAAATGTAACTTCACCAGAGGGGAGTGTAATTGGCTTGTCAGGCGATGCAATACAAGATTCGAGCAAACTCCTCTTGAAAAATCCTTGGCTGTCTGTGGTGAAACAGGCCCCATATTCCATATTGTAAATACCAGAGTGAATTGTTGCTTTAGCTCGTGCGATTTGACCTTCATCCATAAACCCGTCTGGTAGTTGATCTACAGCCATTCTAATTACAGAATACTCGCTCCAGTCAAAATCTTCAGGCACTTCACCACCAAAGACTTCTTGCAGTTTAAAGTTTTGACCACCACTTTTCACAATTCTGACATATCTTTTCCAATAGTCGGAAAAATGATTGAAATCATAATATGCTGTACCAGATAAAATAATCTGGTTGGATTTTTGCATACCTTCGTTGCCAGCACCAGAATTCAAATCTAACCCAAGTTCTTTAGCTTTCTTATTCTTCGCCTTTTGTTTTACCTTCTCGATAGGAGATGCAGCCACAGCAGCAAAACCGGCAACAACATTTTCAAAGATATCACGAGGTATAGAAGCAAATTCGTCAGCAATAATATCATTACCACGTTGA